TTTAATACTTTAAGCATAGTTGATGAGTTTAAGTTTCCACCACCTAAATTAAATGTCCAAGAAACTAAAGCATCAAACTGATGTTGGCTTAATGGCATTTCTACGGCATCTAAAACTATTTCTTCAAAAATTTTTATATCTTTTTCTAGTAATTTGTCTGCTTCTTGTTGTGTTACTAAGTCATCCTCTTTAACACCTTCAGTGTGGCCGTATCCTATTGTTAATACTCCTGCTGCGCACTTATATGCGTTGTACTCACAGCCTTCAAATTTTTTAATTAATCCCAATCCTTCTTGTGAAATATTCATATCTTTACTCCTCTTTTTTTGTAGTAACTGTTCTATAATACACAACAACTTCTTTAAGTTCATTTATATACCTTTTTAATTCTTGCATATTATAAGCCATCACTTCATAGTCGGGTATAGTCATAGCAAGAAATACTAACTCTCCTTCTTGTTGTTCAATCATAGCTAACTGGTCTTCCCAGTTATCAGGAGTAATGACTATCCACATAGGCTCTTTAAGATCAATTTCTCTAGGCATGACTGGCTGCACTATTTTTCTATCTATTGGCTTTGCAGTAACTTCTATTTGTTTAGTCGGAATTAGACTGCAACTGCAAGCCATTATCAAGATCATCAACAGTGGTGCTGATTTTCTCAATTTCTTCCATAATATGTTTTGTTCCATTATTTATTTTCCTTTCCATTTTAACTGGATCAGCCAGTATCTTTGCAGCTAGTTCATAGTTCTGTATAAATTGTGTATATCTATTTAACTCACGTTGAGCAGCTTGGCTTTTTATACTAAGTTCATTCAATTGCCCTGTTTGTAATTCAAAGTCTTGTTGTATAGATTTTATAGCTTCTTCTTGTGTGGCTATTGCTCCTTCTAGTAGAGCATTATTTGTAGTTAAGACTTTATTTTCATTGTAAAGATAATAAGAGCTTAATCCTAAAACTACAATAATTGCTATTAAAAATTGTTGCATTATTCTTTTTCCTCAATAATGTAGTTAAGACCTGTTGCGCTTCTATACTCTATTAATCTCTTATCTAAAGTACGAAATTTTAAATGTTTTTCTTTTTGAGTAAGTATTTTTTTTGAAATGTAAGTTTTATCATCAGTATCTCCATATTCTTTGTTAAAAGATACAGTAATTTTGTAACGCTTTTGAAATAATTCTAGTATCCATTTAAAAATTAATTTAAATTGCATGTATATACCTTTAACTTTTTTTCTTTTCCTTTAACTTTTAAGTCTTTTAAAGATTTTAACTTAAAATTACAAATTTTGGCAGTTTCTTCACCTATTAGAATATCAACACCTGCTTCTTTGGTTCCTGACTCAAGACGAGCTGCTGTATTTACAGCATCTCCTATGGCTGAGTAGTCAAATCTAGTATCACTACCCATGTTTCCTATAACAGCTTCTCCTGTATTAACACCAACACCTATTGCTATGGGGTGAGATAGTTCGTTATTAAGTTCTTTTATTGCTTGTTGCATTTCAATAGCAGTCTTTACTGCTTTGTTCTGATGATCTTCTAAATCTATAGGTGCATTAAAGATGGCCATGCAAGCATCACCTATAAATTTATCTACCATACCTCCATTTTTTTGCACACATTGAACTTGAACTGTTAATGCCTTGTTCATTATTTCAGTAACTTCTTCTGGTTCTAGTTTTTCCGAAAGACTTGTAAAGCCCCTAACATCTGTAAATAAAAATGTAGCGTATCTTTTCTCACCACCAAGTTTTAATAACTCTGGATTATCTTGCAATCTCTTAACCTGTCTAGGATCTAAGTAATGCTCAAACTGTTTTTTAATTTGTTGACGCAATTTAAACTGTTTTCTAAAGTTTAAATAAAAGGCAATAGCTCCAGTTATGAATTGTGATATGAAAGTCCATGAGAAATCTATTAAATAGCCTTTTTGGATGCTAAAAAAGCCTGAGAACGCTGTAGTAAAGAGTAAAATTATAGCTATGCTTACGCCCTTAGTTATACCAAGATAATTAATTACAAGCCATGTCAGGGTGACAAAAATCCCAAAAAGTAAAATTTCTAACGCTAGAGCAAAGTCTGGAATATGTGGAGAGTTTTGTATAAGAATTGACTCAGATAATGCAGCTTGAATTTTATGTGGTTCTAATAATCCAACTGGAGTTGCAATTTGTGGCATAACTCCGTTAGCAGTTACACCAATAAACACAAACTTATTAGCTACATTCATTTTTTCTAAAGTTGTTTCTGGAGTATTGACCCAACTAATCCATTTACGACCAAGGCTATCTGTCTTTACTGGTGGTATTCCTTTAACTGATATTTCCTCTATACCATTATCATTAGTTTTTATAATGTAAGTTTTTGCACCTGTTAATGTTTTTAAAACCTCTGTTCCAAAAGAACTTGCGTAACCGTTTGGTGTTTTTACTAACAAGGGTATTCTTCTTACTAGCTGATCCACATCAACGGGAGCAGTAGATATTCCTTGAGTCGCAGACTCAATGAGAGGTGGAATATTTTCTACTACCCCAGGTGATATAAAACCTTGAACGTCATTACCTAATATAACTGTTCCTGTAGTTTTTGGATACTGACCATTTTCTGATTCAAACACAGACAAAACAGAAGGAATGTATTTTAATGTTTTAGCAAAGACCTTATCACCCCCCATTCTATCTGGTTGAGGAAATGACATAACCCAGCCTATTCCAATAGCTCCTTCATTAATTAAATCTACTTGTATCTGAGCAAGTCTTCTTCTAGGTAAAGGCCATCCGCCTTCTCTAGCGACATCCTCTTCTGTTATATTAAGTATTACAAAATTACCGCTAGGTTCTTGTGTTGTTACAAAAGCATCAAAAATTTTTAGTTTAAGTATCTCTGTAGGTGTAGATTGGAATACTAAAGGCAAGGATAGTATTATAAGTATAGGTAATAAAAGTTTGTTCATTAATCACTTTGAGTAATAGTTATATACGAATCACCGCCTCCATTTACTTTGACTACATTGCTAACGCCGTCTTGTATAAATATAACAGTATATGAATTACTACCGTTTAAGTCCATTCTGACAGACTCGTTAACCTGTCTTCTAAGACTAATGACTTGTCCTGTAATAATAGTAGTTATTTGAGTATTGGAATCTTTGCCTAGTAAGGTACCAGATACTTGAACGCTAGTTGCTCTAGCTAACTGATCTTCTTCTTTTGCTACAGCTAAAGCATCTAATACATTTAATAGATCTTCAAGATAGTTTACGTCTAAGTAATTTATATCCAGCTCAGTAAATTCTAGATCATCACCAGATAAAAAGTCTTCAGCTAGATAGTCTACATCTAAATCATTAAAGTCTAATATGTTGGCTTTCTTGGTAGATACTTCGTCTTGTACAACCATCTCTTCTTTAGGTGGATTTACGATTAACATGTTATCAATCATGTCTAATGTTAAATCTAAGATTACAGGATTGCTAGGCTTAGATTCAAATACAGATACCGTAGTAGCTTGATATGGTTTATTAAGTGTTACGGTTCCCATACCAGTAGTTACAAGTATCTCACCACTAGATAACCCAAACTTATTTGGTAAAAGTATTATAAGACTGCGGCCAAGCTCATCTACCGTTGCTGTAAAGTCTGTACCTCTAATAGCTATATTAGCTGTAGGGGTTTTAAGAGATATGTTTTGTTTGTCTATCCTACCTAAATTGCCAGTAATAAAACGTGCTGTACCAAGCCCAAAGGTAAGAGCCATTTTAGATTTAGAAGGATCTGGATCGTATATGTACTCATCTATAAGAAGCTGAGAGTGTTCGGTTAGTTTAACTACGGAATCATCAAGGAACTTGATAGCCATTCTACCGTTAGTAGTAATAGCTTCATCATTACTTTGTATGGCAAATTCTAATGTAGCATCTAGGGGTTTATCTCTTAGTATTTGTGCTGAACCGTTTAGTTCAGATATGCCACCAATATCAGCAGCTTGTGCTTGTACCTTGGTCGTTTTGAACAACGCAAACAGTAGAAGAAGCGTTACCACCAACAGATATAATGCGGAGCCAATCGTTGTCTTGGGTTGAGAGCTGTTGAATATTAAAATTTCTTTGTCCTCCAGTATGGTCTAAATAAAAGTAACCACCTGCTGAAGCAGTAACACCTGTACCTGTATAAGTAACTGTATTATCACTACCATCTATATCCATATAGTTAGTAGCACCATCTATATTAATATTAGAAGTAACTGTGTTGTTAGAACCTTGAATAATCCAATCTAAGTTTACACTTGCCGCTAGAGCAGATGTTCCTTGATTAAGAGTAAATGTATTATTAGCACCAGTAACTGCTATATTATGATCTGATCCATCTGAGCTATATGTATTGGTTGGATCTACTTGTATAGTAAAAGCATTGGTTGAGCCAGTAAAATTATACAAGCCTGTAAAGTTATCAGCGTATATATCACCTAGAAACTTGTTAGTAGCACCAATCATATTGATGTCTAAGGTCATAGTATTTCCGTCAAGGTCTAGTGCATTAACACTACCTGCTGATGAACTAAGGCCACCAATTATATTAGAGATACCTAATTGTTCCAGGTCTATATTAGCCCCTGTTCCTGACTGGTCTATGTGTATTTCGTTGTCTGCTGCAAATATTCCTAGAGAAAAAACAGCGATCAAGCTAATTAGTTTATTCTTCATTCCTATATTCTACTCTTTATTTTCTGATTGTAAAACCCAATACTTTCTGTTATAGCCCTGCTCAACTAATTCTAGTACAGCTCCTTCTATTGCTTTCATTAAAGCTATGGTAGAAGATTCGTTTCTAGCGTTGCCAAGCTCTATCTCCACTAGCTCTGTGCCAGACTCAATAAACCTAAACACATCCTCTGATTTGCCGTAACTAAATATAGTTTTTTGGCTTAACACTTCTAATAAAACTTCTCCAGTAGCAACAGACACCATACGTAAACTTACTGTTACGTTGTCTTCTCTGTACATTATTGAAGATCCTATGCCAAGATACCTTGCTCCTATACCACCAGATTCTAAATTAGATTCATAAGAAATAACGGCTCCTTCCATAAGAACGCCTGCAAACAATAAAGGCCTTAAGGCTTTCTTCTTATCTTCTTCTGTAGCTGTTTGCTCTCTTGCAGATCTAATAAGCTGTCTTTCTTTAGTTAGGTTATCTAAACCTACCCTTTCTACTACTCTAAAGAACTTGCCGTCCCCTGCGTGTTTTAAGGCTCTTATAAGTAATGCGTTAGGTTGTTGGGTTATTGCTGTAGAAAATAAAGCAAACTCGCTGTTGCTTTTACGTTGCCCTGTTTGATCTGTAAAGGCTGTAGGGTATACCGCTACTACTGGACTAACTTCTGGTATTGGTACGTTCTTAAGTTCTTTAGACTGTAAGTCTTGTATAGATACTAGATTATTAGAACTATATCTTTGTTCGTATGTATCTTCGTATTGATCAAATATAGAACAACTAGAAAGTAAAAGTACCAATAGGTATTGTGATTTCTGTAACTGTGCCATCTGCTTCCGTTATCTTTAGGGTTAATGTTATACCATCACTAGTATACTCTATAGTGTTACCTTCTAAGGTTATCGTACCTGATTCTGAGGGTGTCTCACCAAACAAGTTATTAACTAATTGTCTTGATAACTCTGCATATACCCTAGACTCTAAGTTCCTCATAAAACGAGCCAGCGTGGAGTTTTCTTTTTCTCGTTCTATTTCATCTTGAAGAGCTTTGATCTCTTCTTTAATAGTCATCTTACGAGTAAATTCTTGATTTTGAATTGTAAGATAATGACTGGATGTACCTACACCATTAAAGCTAGGAGACTTAAACTTATGAGTTATAGTGTCTGAATAAATATTTTGTGCAAATATAAAAGTAAACATTATTAAACCCATAAGTAATAGCCAAGCCATTATCCTAGTCTTTGTTGCTTCTTCTTGTTCGCGTTCTTTTTTTGTTAATTTTCTTTTCATTTAATTCTAATACCGTATTAACTTTCTCTTGTAATCGTATCATATCTTGGTCTAGCAAGCGAAGTTGATCAGTCAGTCTAATAATTGTCTTTTTCATTTCTGAAACAGCAGGGTCAATGGTATTAGTAATAGTTTGCCAAACAAAGTAAACAAAGTAACCTAAGCCTACTACCATAATGGTTGTAAAACCAAACTTTTCTACTAAAAGAACTACATCCATTAGTCTCTTCTAGCGTCTATCTTGCCATCTTCAACAAAGTTTTCTGCTCTTGCTATTCTATCTAAATCTGGTTTTAAATTTAAAGCACTAGATACTGACGTATCTATACGAATTATATCGTTATTCATTATTGATGCTCTAGTTATAAGCATTTTAGTAATACCTTGTATGCCTTTAATATCATTAACTAAATTGCCCATTAGTTGTTTCATAATTAAAAATATAAAATAACCCATTACAAGGCCGCCAGCTATAGGTAGTCCGACCTTTTCTATAAGGTCAAATACTTCCATTACTGACTATTAATTTTGTCTTTTGCGGTTCCTGCATATAGCCCGAACCAAGCTGCGCCTGCTCCTACTACTACTGAAATTAATCCAGATTGTTCAAATGTTGGTGCTGGAAGATCCATAAACCATATAGTACATTTATAAAGTAATATAATGTAAACACTTAAAAATGCTCTAGGGAATATTCTCCAGGCATCTATCATGTTAGATAACCATATCCATTTCTGCCATGGGTTATCTGGAGCTTTATCGTTCTCTAACTCCATTATCTTTTGTTTGAGTTCGCCTATCTCTGAAACCATGGACATAAACTTACTAAGGTCTATTTCAACCTCATTACGACTCATGTCTCCACTAAATCTTTCATTATTATCATTCATTATATGTACCTCGTTAAAACTATACTTGCTAGTATAAAAGGATAAACTGCCCAGATCATGTTTTCAAGTTTATCAAATCTTTTTGAGCCGTCTTCTAATCTTTTGTCTATACTTTTGTATAGAGCCTTACATTCTCTTTCGTGTGATTCTATTGCATTTAAAGCATCTTTTGCTGTAGCCATTATTTTTTCTTTTTAGATTTCTTTACAGGGGCTTTGCCGCCTACCCAAGCTTCATTAACATCTGGAGTAGACTTATCATCTGCTACAAATTTACCTTTTTTTGTTCTAACTCTTTTAGCTTTAACAACAGGTGTTTTTTTAGTGATGGCGTTAGTCATTGGCCCGCTTGTTGAA